TTTTGGAGCATACTACGGTTCTATTGATCCTGTCTCAGAAGGTAAAACAACAACCTCTGATTCATTGTGTAGTATATTTATATATAAAAATGCAATTGAAGTAACAAGAACAACTGTATCAGGTGAAATAGAACAGTTTATAGAAAAAGATAAAATTGTAGCAGCATGGTGTGGAAGATTTGATGATATAAATAAAACACATCAAAGGCTAGAATTAATAATAGAATGGTATAATGCATGGACTATTGTTGAGAATAATATATCATTGTTTATTCAACATATGATTGCTAGAAAAAAACAAAGATACCTTGTACCTAAACAACAAATACTTTTCTTAAAAGATCTTGGTTCTAATAGAACAGTTTATCAAGAGTATGGATGGAAGAATACAGGTACTTTATTTAAAAGTCATTTGATATCATATGCAATTGAATTTATAAGAGAGGTTATAGATGAGGAATTAGATGATGATGGTGGTGTAATGAATCAAACATTAGGTATAGAAAGAATACCAGATCCTATGCTAATTAAAGAAATGTCTGCATATTATCCTGGACTTAACGTGGATAGATTAGTTACGTTTGGTGCACTTATTGCTTTTGCCAAAATACAACAATCAAATAGAGGTTATACTAAAAGACGTGAATCAGAAGGAGAATCTTTGGTAAATTCAGAAAAAATAAGTAAATTAAAGTATACCAGTGCGTTTAAAAATATAGGCCGTAGAAGATCTGGCTTAGGTGGTAATAGAAGACGCTCAGGTTTTAAGAATATTAAATAGAATCTAGATGAGAGTATTAAATGCAATGCAACTTAAGAACGGTGCTAAGGCAGAAAGTGGACCAACATTTTCTAGTTTAACGCAACCTACACAGTTTTTAACATATAAAAAGAAAACTGATGATTGGGCCGCATGGAATCTAGATTGGCTTGAATTGCAGGGTATAGAATTTTTACGTATCAATTCTAGACGCTTACTTAAAAACTATAAGCTTGCTAAAGGTATTATTGATAAAACAGATTATATTGTAGAGCCAGATAATGACTATAAAGATATGATGGATGTTTTAACTGCTGAGAATGAGTCAGCATTGGAATTAAAATTTTATCCAATTGTACCCAATGTAATAAACGTTCTTACAGGTGAGTTTGCTAAAAGATATTCTAAAGTACAATTTAGAGCTGTTGATGATACATCTTATAATGAAATGCTTGAGCAAAAAAGAGTTCAAATTGAAGAAACACTACTTGCTGAAGCAGAGACTAATTTAGTTTTAAAGATGGTAGAAATGGGTATGGACCCAAGTTCTAAAGAAGCACAGCAACAACTTAATCCTGAAACATTAAAAACTTTACCAGAAATAGAAGACTTTTTTAGTAAGTCATATAGAAGTATGGTTGAAGAATGGGCATCACATCAATTAAATGTAGATGAAGAGAGATTTAAAATGCAGGAGTTAGAAGAAAGAGGCTTTAGAGATATGCTAATTTCTGACAGAGAGTTTTGGCATTTCCGTATGTTAGAGGATGATTATGATGTTGAGCTATGGAATCCTGTATTAACATTTTATCAAAAATCACCTGATCAAAGATATATATCAGATTCAAATTATGTAGGTAAAATAGATTTGATGACTGTATCTGATGTTGTTGATAAGTATGGATACTTAATGGATGAAAGACAATTAAAGTCTTTACAAAAGATTTATCCTGCAAGATCAGCACAATATCAGGTTAATGGATATCAAAATGATGGATCATATTATGATGCTACAAGATCTCATGAGTGGAATACTCAAATGCCCGGTCTAGCATACAGACAATACACTAGTAATTATTGGAATGACCCAGCAACCGGTGGGGATATTATAAGTGAAATACTAGATCAGAGTGAAGACATGACTCCATTAGATGAAGGAAATTTAATGAGAGTATCAACTATCTATTGGAAGACTCAAAGAAGAATAGGTCATTTAACTAAAATAGAATTAGATGGTTCTGTTACACAAGAGATAATAGATGAGACATTTAGGATAACTGAGAAAGCTGTATATGATACATCAATATTCAAAAACAAATCTAAAGAGAATCTTTTACAAGGTGAGCATATAGATTGGATATGGATTAATGAAGTATGGGGTGGTGTTAAGATAGGTCCAAATTTACCAGCAATGTGGAGATCAACAATGGGTGATAATATAAATCCTATTTATGTTGGTATTAATAGAACTAAACCTGGAAGAATACCTTTTCAATTTAAAGGTAATAACACACTATATGGTTGCAAACTTCCTGTAGAAGGAAGAGTTTTTTCAGACAGAAATACAAAGTCTACTTCTTTGGTAGATTTAATGAAAGCGTATCAAGTTGGATATAATATGGTTAATAACCAAATTGCTGACATTCTAATAGATGAATTAGGAACAGTAATAATGTTTGATCAGAATGCTTTACCACGTCACTCTATGGGTGAAGACTGGGGCAAGAACAATTATGCAAAAGCATACGTAGCAATGAAAGATTTTCAAATGCTACCTCTTGATACATCTATTACTAATACTGAGAATGCAACTAACTTTAATCACTATCAAACTCTAAACATGGAGCAGACTAGTAGATTAATGTCTAGAATTCAACTTGCAAATTATTTTAAACAACAATGTTTTGATGCAATAGGTATTAACCCACAGCGTCTAGGAGGTGCTGTATCAGCACAAACAGCAACAGGTGTAGTTCAGGCTATGCAACAATCATATGCACAAACAGAAATGTACTTTGTACAACACTCAGATCAGTTGATGCCAAGAGTACATCAAATGAGAACTGACTTAGCTCAGTATTATCAAAGCACAAATCCTAGCGTAAGATTAAGTTATATTTCATCAGAAGCAGAGAAAGTTAACTTTTCAATAAATGGAACTGACTTATTGCTAAGAGACTTTAATATTTTTGCTACAACTAAAACAAATCATAGAGCTATCTTGGAAAGTCTTAAACAGATGGCACTACAAAATAATACTACAGGTGCAAGCATTTATGAATTAGGTAATATTGTTAAAGCTGACTCAATAGCTGAAGTAACAGATATCTTAAAAGATTCACAAGAGCGTGTTGAAAAACAAAGAATGCAAGAAATGCAACAACAGCAACAAATGCAACAGCAACAAATCCAAGCTAAACAACAAGAAGATCAAATGAAACTTCAAGTTGAAATGGAAGAAAATGATAAAGACAGAAAGAATGATGTTTTATTAGCAGAAATAAGATCTGCAGGTTATGGGTCAATGGTTGATATAAATGAAAATAAACAATCTGATTATCAAGATGCTATGAAAGATATCAGAGAATCACAGAAGTATCAAGATCAAATGAATCTTAAGCGTGAAGAAAATGTTGCTAAATCAGGAATGGAAAAAAATAGATTGCAAGTTGAAAGAGAAAAAATTGCTGCCCAAAAAAGTATAGCACAGACTAAACTTGATATAGCTAAAGAGAATAAAAACAAATATGATGTGCCTTCAGCTAAAGAAAAGAAAGATAAAAAATAAGTGTTAGCTATATACTGCAAAAAACTTTTTAAATTTTCAAATATTATAAGTTTATTATAAAAGTTTATTCTTATATTATATATGTATAGAAAGTTTAATATTAAAACCAACAAATATTATGAGTACTGAAACAACAACAGAAAGTAAAACTGTGAATAGTAAAGTAGAGCAAGTAGACATAAACTTAGATGAAATTTTTGCAGCAGCCCCAGGTGCAGCAGAAGTAACTTTACCTGAAGAGAAACCTGCAAAAAGCATTTTTTCAAGAGGTGAAAAAGCTGATATGTCATTTGCTGATCCGGATGTAACAGACACGGATGACTTAAACGTTAAAGTAGAAGAAAAAGCAGAAGTAGAAGATATTACTGCTGATGAAGGAGGAGAAAATAAAGCTACTGATGATGTTAAGGAAGAAGTAAACATTGATGAGGTTATTGATTCAATAGATGAGATGACTGAAGAAGATGCTCTAGAGCATTATTACTACAACATCCATGGAAGTTACGTAGGAGAAAAAACACCGATTTGGTGTTATGATTATTTTTAGATATATTTGCAAAATGAAAATACAAGTAGGAAGAAACCAAAAGGTTTGGTTTACATCAGATACTCACTATGCGCACACAAATATTTGTCGTGCCATATCGAACTGGCCTGATGAGGATAAGACAAGGGATTTCGAATCTCTGGATAAGATGAACGCAGCAATTGTTAATGCGATCAATAACAATGTTGGCCCAGATGATATTTTATTTCACTTGGGTGACTGGTCATTTGGCGGTTTCGATAAGATTGCGGAGTTCCGTAGCAGAATCATGT